CGTTTTAGTATCCCCTCCAGCTAGAAAAATTGAATCTATATTCTCAGTCACTTATTCTGGTGATTATGGAAATATAGTTGGTGTTGGAACTACTAATGTTGGAATTTCTACAGGAGTAGTATTTGATTTTTATATTCCATTAAATTCCATTTTAAGAAGAGATTATTCTATCTTTACATCAGGAATTCAAACAGGTCAGTATTTTGTAGTTACAGATTCATCTCTAGGTAATTCTTCAGTATCTTTAACATCTTCCAATGGTGTATTGGGAATTGGTTCTACATGTTTAGATAATGTATATGAAGTTATATCAACTTCTCTAATTAATAGATATATTCCTTCTGATGGTATAACAACAAGTGTTGTTAGAGTTGTGACAAAAATTGCTAACTATAATGGTTTGACTGGAATAGCATCTACAGCATTCTATGGCAATTATAGTTGGGGTAGAATAGATACTCCAATTAGAACAAGACCAGTTGAATTTAACATTGAAACAAATCAATTTGTTGGCATATCATCAAATCCAATAGTAAGAAGGGCATTCCCATTAAAATATCTTGGATATATTGTTTAATAAATAGAACAAAATAAGCTAATAGGCAATGTCTGCAATTATAACTGATCAATTGAGAATTAAAAATGCTAGGTCATTTATAAATGAAATTAGATCTAGTGATAATTCATATTACACTTTTATTGGTCTTCCTAATGCGTCGGAAATAAGTTCTACATGGGATTCTTATCCACCCCCACCAAAAGATAGTTTTAATGAACAAAATGATTATTGGGATAGTATTATAGCATTAAAAAAAATTGGAGTAGATGATGTAAGGCCAGTTGTTAGAAGAATTCCCTGGGTTTCTGCTACAATTTATGATATGTATCGTCATGATGTAACACGAACTAATCTATCCAGACCATCCAATAAAACTAGTTTATATTCTTCAAACTTTTATGTAGTTAATAGCGAATACAGAGTTTATATTTGTTTAAATAACGGGGTAGATCCAGAAAACCCAAACGGAAGACCATCATTAGATGAACCTAAATTTACAGATTTAGAACCAAGATCTGCTGGTATTAGTGGTGATGGTTATATTTGGAAGTATTTGTTTACTATTAGTCCAAGTGATGTAATAAAATTTGATTCTATTAATTTTATTCCATTACCAGTTGATTGGGAAACAAACACCGATTATGCTTCAGTTAGAAATAATGCTTTAAGTAGCGGACAAATAAAAATTTCTACTATTACTAATAGAGGATTTTTAGTTGGTCCACCAAATACAACTTACTCTAGAGTACCTATAAAGGGTGATGGATTTGGTGCTGAGGCAACAATAGTTGTAAATAATGATTCTAAAGTAGAATCAATTACCATTACTAATGGTGGAACAGGATATACATACGGTTCAGTAGATTTAATTGGTGGAAATGTACCTTTAGGTAACACCACACCAACTTTTGATGTTATTATTCCTCCAAGTAATGGACACGGATATGACATTTACAGAGAACTTGGTTCTACAAATGTTCTAATTTATTCTAGAATAGAAAATAATGATCAAAATCCAGATTTTGTTACTGGGACAAAAATTGCTAGAATTGGTATTGTAGAAAATCCAAACTCATTTGAATCAAATACTATTTTGACTGATGATAGAGCTAGTGGTGTTTATGCCTTAATGTTAAAAGGATTAAGTCCAAATACTGATGATTATAAGATAACTACTTTTCAACCAAATGCAATTATAACTCAGACAGTTGGTACTGGTGTAACAGCAGTTGGAAAAGTAATTTCATATGATCAAACAACAGGAGTTTTGAGATATTGGCAAGACCGCACAATGGTCGGTTTTAATACAGATGGAACACAGAATCAATCTCCAAAATATGGATATAATATAAATCGTTTTACTTCAGAAATTACTGGTTCTGGCACATTAAGAATTGTTGGTGGTAATAAAGATTTATATATTGATTCTGGATTTGGTTCAGAAAACAATCCTGGTATAAGTACTGTCATAAATAATAAAACATATTACCTAGGACAAACTTTTATTAGTGGGGTATCAAATCCAGAAGTTCAAAAATATTCTGGAAATATTCTTTATGTCGATAATAGACCTTCGATAACAAGATCTATAAACCAAAGAGAAGATATTAAAGTAGTGTTGCAATTCTAACAAACCATGCCAAAAGAAACTAATTTAAATGTATCCCCATATTTTGACGATTTTGATCCAGAAAAACAATATTATCAGGTTCTTTTTAAACCAGGATTACCAGTACAAGCAAGAGAGTTAACCTCTTTACAGTCCGTACTACAAAATCAAATTGAGCAGTTAGGAAACCATTTATTTAAAGAGGGTTCTGTAGTTATACCTGGTCAAATTAATTACAATAATAGTCTTTTTGCAGTAGAAGTAGAATCAGAATATCTCGGAATCCCCTTTGCAAGTTATGCTAGTGAGTTGCTAGGTAAGGTAATAAGGGGAGAAAATTCTAATGTAAGTGCAAAGGTAGTTCTAATAATAGGTCCAGAATTTTCGGAAAGAGGATATCATACAATTTATATAAATTATCTCAGTTCTGGAACTGATGAAAGACAAGCATTTGCTAATGGGGAAACATTATTATTAGAAGAAAATTTAGTATTAAATAATTTAAACTTCCAATCTGGACAAGGATTTGCTATTACTGCACCTACAGATTGTACTAGTACTGGTTCTGCACTATTTTTATCAGAGGGAATTTATTTTCTTAGAGGATCTTTTGTTAAAGTTGATGAGCAAGTATTAATATTAGAGCCACACGCAAATAATCCATCCTATAGAGTTGGATTTGAAATATTAGAGGAAGTTATTACTTCTTCTCAAGATCAATCTTTAAATGATAATGCTAAAGGATTTAATAATTATGCAGCACCAGGTGCTGATAGATTAAAAATAACTGCATCTCTTACTAAAAAACCTTTAGATTCTGAAAAAAATGAAAATTTTATAGAATTTTTAATAGTAAGAAATGGAACAGTTTCTCATATTAATGAAACACCAGAATATAATGTAATTGTAGATGAATTAGCAAGAAGAACATATGACCAATCTGGTGATTTTTATGTAAAACCATTTTCAATAGTTTCTAGAGAATCTTTAAATGATAGTAAAGGTAATAATGGAATTTTTAATTCTAATCAGTTAACTTATGGTAATTTAACACCAAATTCTAGCTTGGGTGTTTACAAAATATCTCCAGGTAAAGCATTCATTAAGGGATATGAAGTAAACGTAAGAGGAGTTACTTTTCTAGATTTTGAAAAAACAAGAACTACAAAAACTTTAGAGAATCAAAAAATAAATTTCATTACTGGACCAACATTAACTTTAAACAGAGTTTTTGGTGCTCCAACAATTGGATTTACAACCGATAATACAATTAGTTTAAGAGACCAAAGAATAGGTGTAGCACATTCAATATTTGCAGGAAAAGAAATTGGTGTTGCTAGAGTATATGATTATGCCTTAGAATCTGGTTCTTATTCTTCTTTTGACCAAAATCTAAATGAGTGGGATATTGCACTGTATGATATTCAGACTTATACTGAAATTACATTAAATGAACCTTTAACATTAACTGCACCAACTTTTATTGAAGGAAAATCTAGCGGTGCAACTGCATACTTAAGATATAATACCACTTCTGGAATTATAACCGCATATAATGGTCAAGGAAAATTCATTTATGGTGAAAAATTAATATTTAATGGAATCGAAGGAAACCGAGTATCTACAGCAATTACTGCTTATAGTATTGATGATGTAAAATCATTATACTCTTTAGTTGGATCTGGCATTACATTTAACGCGGATGTCAAACCACAATTAAAATTATCATATGGTCAAGTTAGAATATCTCCAAAATCTGGTGCAGCACCAGGAATTTGTACAGTAACTTCAAATGATTTAGTATTTTTAAATGCAGTAAAGCCTGGTGATTTAGTATCATTTACAAATCCAGCAATTAATAATGCACAATTAAAAACGTTTGCAAAAATTGTAAGCGTAACTGATGATTTTAACATTATAATTTCTGGAATAACAACAGTATCTAACATATGTGATGGTGGATTACCAACATCTCAAATTACCCCTGTAGATTTTTCTATTTTAAAATCTAAATTCCAATCATCATCAGATAATACTTTATATACACCATTACCTAAAAAATGGATATCTAATGTTAATTTAACAAATTCTAATTTGACAATTAGAAAAGAATTTGATGTAACTATTACTGCAAATACAACTAATACTATTCAAGCCGATGAAGATGAATTTTTCTTACCTTTTGATGAAGAAAGATATGTTTTAGTAAATTCTTCTGGGTATATTGAGCCATTAACTCCAGATAAATTTAGATATACTAATGGAAACAGAGAAATAAGAATCTTTGGTGTAAACAGTGTTGGATCAGCAAGATTAATTGCAACTCTAGAAAAAATCAATATAAAAAATAAAGTAAAAAATATAAGTAGAGTAAATTCAATAATTGTTAATAAATCAAATCTTGCCCAATCAGGAATTGGTTCTACAACACTAAATGATGGATTATCTTATGGAAATTATGGATATGGATTAAGAGTTCAAGATAAAGAATTGTGCTTGTTAGTTCCAGACGTAACTAAGGTATATGGAATTTTTGAATCTTCAGACACCACAGATCCAAAATTACCAAGAATATCATTGTTCAATTTAAATGGACCTACTGGAAGAGTTGACGATTTAATAATAGGTGAAGAGTTTATCGGTAGAGAAAGTGGTGCTGTTGGTATATTTGTAAACAAAGTAGACAGTTTGAATTTAGAATTTATATACTTAAATGAATTAAGATTAAAGTTAAATGAAACCATAGAGTTTAAAGAAACAAGTATTAGAGGTGTTGTTAATGGATTTGTTGAAGGTGATTCAAATATTACAAATAGATATCTTTTAGACAGTGGACAAAAAGAGACTATTTGCGACTATTCAAAATTGATTAGAATTACTAATAATAAAGAACCAAAAAGAAAATTAAGAATTATATTTGAAGCATCCCAATATTCATCTTCAGATAGTGGTGATTTAACAACAGCATCTTCATATGATCAAATAAATTACTGCGACTTACCTTTAATTAATGATAGTACTAGACTTACTGATATTTTAGATATTAGACCAAGGGTATTACCATTTAATCCAGAATCTAGTGTTTCACCATTCGAATTCTTTGGCAGAACTTTTTCAGAAGAGAATAATTCATCAAAAAATATAATTGCATCTGATGAATCTATAACTTTAACTTATTCATTCTATTTACCAAGAATAGATAAAATTTATTTGAATAAGAATAGAAGATTCCAATTAATCAATGGTATTCCTTCAGAGAATCCATTACCACCAATTCCAATTGACGATTCATTGGAAGTTGCAACAATAAATCTTCCACCATATATTTGTAACGCTAATTCTTTAGATATATCATTAAAACAGCATAAGCGTTATAGAATGCAAGATGTTGCCCAACTTGAAGATAGAATCAAAAACTTAGAATATTACACCGCATTATCATTATTAGAAACAAATACAGAAAATTTATTTGTACCTGATGAAAATGGATTATCTAGATTTAAATCTGGAATTTTTGTAGATAATTTTTCAACTAGAAATTCTCAAGTAAAAGTAGGTCCAGTAAAAAATAGTATTGACCCAGCAAATCTAGAATTGAGACCTTCACCATTCACAACAGAAATTGATTTACAAATAGGTTCTAAATCACTTATTGGTATTGGTACTACCGCATCCCCAATTGCAGACACAAAATTTGTAAATGATCTCGTTGGAAATAATGTAAGAAGAACTGGACAATTAATTACACTGGATTATGATGAAGTAGTTGAAATAAAACAACCCTTTGCGACAAGAGTTGAAAACGTAGTTCCTTACTTAGTAATATCTTATAAAGGAACTATTGAATTATTCCCATCTTCTGATATTTGGATAGACCAAGTAAGATTAGAACCACAAAGATTAGAATTAGACCTGTATACAGAGTCTAGAGAAGAATTAATACATTCTGGTTTCGATCCACAAACAGGTTTAACTCCAGTAACATGGGATGCTTGGGAAGCTACTTGGACAGGTAGTACTACATCAGTACAAAATTCTGCAGTATTTGCTGGATCTACTTCTAATCAAATAGGAAGAACTATAACAACAACAAATACTTTCCGAAATATTCAAACAACAACAGTAACTAGAACTGGAACTGAAACTAGATCTGGTTCTCAATTGAGATTAGCTGAACAAGTTGATGTTGTTAATGAAGGAGATAGAGTTGTTAGCACTTCTGTCATTCCATTCATGAGATCTAGGAATGTTGAATTTACTGGAAAATCATTTAGACCTTTTACTAGACTATACACATTTTTTGATGGTGTAGATGTAAATAGATTTGTTTTACCAAAATTAATTGAAATTGAAATGATCACTGGTAAATTTAATGTTGGTGAGATTATAACTGGTAGAATGTCAACTGGAACTGAAACTGAAATTAATGACTCTACTCCATTTATAACTTTTAGAGTTGCAAAATCAAATCATAAGTATGGTCCTATTTCCAATCCTACAGATACATTTACTGTAAGTCCATATAATCAGTCATATACAATTCCAGAAGAATATTCTAGTTCTTCAATTCTTCTTAATGTTGATACTGCATCACTATCAGATATAACTCAAGGTTTGTATAGAGGATTCATACAAACAGGTATGAGATTGAGAGGTGAAGAGGGTGAAGCAGTTATAACAAATGTAAGATTGTTTACAGACCATGTAGGGACTCTTATAGGTTCATTCTTTATTCCAAACCCAAATATTATATCAAATCCATCTTTTGAAACTGGAATTAAATTATTTAAATTAACAAGTAGCTCTACAAATAGTTCTGTTGGTGGACTTGTTAGCACAGATGGTGAAGAGCAATATTTTGCTCAAGGTACAATTAATAATCAACAAGAAACTATTAGAACTACTAGAAAACCAAGATTTGATGAAGAGACAGTAAGTGAATCTAGAGCGGCAGTAGATGTACAATCAACTACTGCAGTAAGTACATTTACAACTGTTAGTACTATTACATTACCGCCACCACCACCACCAGATCCACCATGGGGAGGAGACCCACTAGGACAATCATTCTTTATTACTAATAATACTGGAGTTTTTGTAACTGCTGTTGATGTTTTCTTTAATACTAAAGACGAAACACTTCCAGTAACAGTTCAGCTTAGACCTGTTGTTAATGGTGTTCCATCTACAGAAGTATATCCATTTGGTGAAGTTGTTGTTGAATCTAAAGATGTTGTTACTTCTTCAGACGGTTCATTACCAACTAAAGTATTATTCCCTTCCCCAATTTATTTAAATCCAAATTCAGAAAATGCTATTGTATTATTAGCACAATCATATGAATACACTGTTTGGATTTCTAGAATGGGTGAAATTGACATTGGTACTTTATCTCAACCAGAATCTAGACAGGTTCTAGTTTCTGCACAACCAATGCTTGGTTCTTTATTCAAGTCACAAAATGGTTCCACTTGGACACCTAGCCAATATGAAGATTTAAAATTCAATCTATATTCGGCAAGATTTAAGGGTAGTAATGGATCTATAACATTCTATAATCCAGAATTATCAGAAGGTAACGCACAAATTGCAACTCTATTAAAAGATTCTTTAGAATTTAATGCTAAAAAAATTATTGTAACTTTAAATGATACTGTAGATTTATCTGGAGTAGATTTGGGTAATACTATTATTCAAATGAATAATAATGCTTTTGCAAATTATGTTGGTGCTGGTGGTTCTGCTTCTGGAAATTTAAATATTGTTAATCCTGGTATTGGATATACACCATCTAATGGTTCATCGTTTACATTCACTAATATTCCTCTGGTATCTTCTACTGGAAATGGTAAAAATGCGACTGCTAATATTACTATTGGAACTGTTAATGGATTAAATGGTGTTGCTATTGCTGCAACAATATCCAATGGAGGTTCTGGTTATCAAATTGGCGATGTTCTTACAGTTGAACAAATCGGTTCTGAGTCATTAGGAAGAAATTTACAGTTATCATTATCAAATATTTCTGGAACTAATGAACTAATTTTAGATCAAGTTCAAGGTGAATTTAAAATTAATGGGGCAATGCCTATACAATATGTTGATAGTGTTGCTGGAATTACTACAATTTTAACTACTTCTGGTCCAAATGCAGTAATTACCGATTTAGAACTTTATTCCCTTGAGACAGATGGTTTACATATTAAAGTAAATCATAAAAATCATGGTATGCATTCTGAAATTAATAAAGTTCAGATTAATCATGTTGATACTGATATAACACCTACCATATTGACTGCAGACTATACAAATTCTGACACTGGAAGTATCAGTATTGCAAGTACTACATCTTTCACAACGTTTGAAAATGTTTCGGTTGCTTCCACAAATCCAGGATATGTTTTAATAGATAATGAAATAATTTCATATACTGGAGTTGGTGATGGACAATTAATAGGTATTACTAGACAAATAGATCAAACTAGATCTTACAACTATCCTACTGGTTCAATAGTTAAAAAATATGAATTGAATGGAGTTTCATTAAGAAGAATAAACAAAACTCATGATTTACAAGATTCCCTAGTACAAAGACCAATAGGATTAGATTACTATTATATTAAACTTGACACATCATCAAATGGAACTGATAGAAATAGTGGAAATGGATTTGAAAAACTATACATTAATGAATCCAAATCTTCTGGTGGCAATTCAGTAAAAGCATCACAAAATATACAATATGAAATAGCAAGACCAATAGTTCAAACATTAGTTTTATCTGAAACTAACATTCGTTCATCAATTAAAACTGTAACTGGAACTAGTATTGATGGTGATGAAGTATCATTTATTGAATCTGAAATACTTCCATTAAATATAACAGAAAATACATTCTTCGATACTCCAAGAATTGTTGCATCTAAGGTTAATGAAACTGATAAATTGTCCAGTTTACCTGGAAATAAATCATTAAGCGTTACATTTAACCTATCTACTTTAAATAATACAGTATCTCCTGTTATTGATTTAGATAGAGTTGGATTAATTTTAACAACTAATAGAGTAAATAATGTTATTGACGATTACGTAAATGATAGTAGAACATCTTCAATATACGAAGATCCAACAGCTTTCATTTACACTAATAAGATGATTTCTTTAGAAAATTCTGCATCATCTATTAAAATTTTATTATCTGCTTATGTAAATGTTTTTAGTGAAGTTAGAGCATTTTACACCATATCTAATAAATTAGAAACAAATCCAATTTATTATCCATTCCCAGGATATAATAACTTAGATGTAAATGGAAAAGTGATTGATATCTTTAATAGTGATGGACTACCTAATAAGTTAGTACCAAAAACAGATATTCTTGGTTTTGGTAATAATGAAGTTACCTTTAGAGATTATGAGTTCTTTATTGATAATTTACCAGAATTTAGATACTTTGGCATTAAACTAATTGGAACATCTACAAATCAGGCACATCCACCAAGAATAAAAGATTTACGTGTAATTGCATTGGCTTAAAATGGATAAAAAATATTTAAAAGTTGAAGGTCATAGTCATTTAGTTCGTGATGTACAATCAAATGCAATAATTAATATGAATAAAGATGGTTATCAATCTTACAAATCATTAAAAACTGCAAAAGAACGTGAAAAAGGTAGGATTGATAACATCGAAAATGATTTAAATAGTTTAAAGTCAGATTTGGATGAAATTAAAACATTATTGAGGCAAATTGCAAATGGATCCTGACAAAATTTCTTTAACAGATTTTAACAAATCATTTGAATATGAGAAAATATCTAGAGATATAGATAATATAGAGAGCCTTGAGCAATTAAAGACTATTGCCAAATCTTATGTTAAATTATACTTCCAGCAACAAGAAGTATTATTACAGTTAGGTAAAATTTAATGGCACAACCAGCATCAAGACAAGAATTAATTGATTATTGCAAGAGAAAACTGGGTTATCCAGTGTTGGAAATAAATGTTGCAGATGAACAAATTGATGACTTAGTTGATGATGCTATTCAGTTCTTTCAAGAGAGACACTTTGATGGTGTCTCTCAAATGTATTTGAAATACCAAATAACACAAGAAGATATTGATAGAGGTAGAGCAAAAGTATCGGGAGTTGGAATTGCAACAACTTCTGCAACTGCAAATATTGCTGGAACCCCAACAACATTTAACTACTTCGAAACTAGTAATTACTTACAAATTCCTCCTTCTGTTATTGGAATTAATAAAATTTTCCACTTTGAAGGTTCTAACAGCATTTCAAGTGGAATGTTTAGTATTAAATATCAATTATTTTTAAATGATATTTATTATTGGGGTTCAACAGAACTTTTAACTTATTCTATGGTTAAACGATATCTTGAAGATATTGACTTTTTATTAACAACACAAAAACAAATAAGATTTAATCAAAGAATGAATCGTTTATATCTAGACGTTGATTGGTCTAGTTTAAGAGTAGGTGAATATCTAATAATAGATTGTTATAGAGCTTTAGATCCTAATGATTATACAAGAGTATGGAATGATTCTTTCTTAAAACCATACTTAACTGCCCTTATTAAAAAGCAATGGGGTCAAAATTTAATTAAATTCCAAGGTGTAAAGTTACCTGGAGGAATTGAGTTAAATGGTCGTCAAATGTATGACGATGCTCAAAGAGAAATTGATGAAATTATGAACAAAATGTCATCTACATATGAATTACCACCATTAGACATGATAGGTTAATCAAAATGGCATTAAATCCATTCTTTCTTCATGGTTCTATAGGTGAAAAAAATCTTATTCAAGATTTAGTAAATGAACAATTAAGGATGTATGGTGTAGAAATTTATTATATACCAAGAAGTTATGTCAATGAAAGAACTATTATAGAAGAAGTTTCAAAATCTGAATTTAAATATGCAGTACCATTAGAAGCATATGTAGAAACATATGACGGATATAGTGGTGCAGGTACGTTATTATCAAAATTTGGTGTTCAAGAATTAGATGATCTTACATTAACTATTTCAAAAGAAAGATATGAACTTTCAGTAAAACCTTTGATTCATGACAAAGAAAATATAAAATTAGCAGATAGACCCAAAGAGGGTGATTTGATTTATTTCCCTCTTGGTGACAGATTATTTGAAATTAAATATGTAGAACACGAAAAACCATTTTATCAGCTTCAAGGAAGTTATACTTATGAATTACGTTGTGAATTATTCGCATATAATCACGAATTAGTAGAAACTAACATAGATTTTATAGATGATAATGTTGAATCTGAAGGATTTATTCAATTTTATCAAATGGTTGGATTTGGTTCTACGGCTTCTGCTATAACTTCTGTGGTTAATGGTGGTGTTACAAGAGTTAATTTATTAAATAGAGGTACTGGATATACAAGCGTTCCTGTAGTTGGATTTTCATCAGCACCAATAAATGGTTTAACTGCAGTTGGAATAGCATCTATGATTTCTGGAATTATTGATTTTTGTGAACCAAATCCAGATTTATCTAGAGTGCAAGCAGTTAATATAATTAATCCAGGATATGGATATACTGTAGCACCTCAAGTTACCTTTATTGGAGGTGGTGGATCGGGTGCTAAAGCAACTTCTGTGATTGGAAATGGAATAGTTGGTGTAATTACAGTAACTAATGGTGGTTCTGGATATGTTTTACCACCAACTGTTACTTTTACAGGAATTTCAACTATACAAGCATCAGCAACCGCAGTTATAAATGCCAGTGGTACTGTAACACAAATCTTAATTAATAATGCTGGCCTTGGATATCAATCAACACCTACTATTACAATTTCGTCCCCAGAAAGTATAGTAGGATACGGAACATATATATTTAATGAGGTTGTAGTAGGTAGCTCTAGTAGTGTTACCGCTAGAGTAAAATCTTGGAATGCTATAACAAAAGTATTACAGTTATCTAAAATTAATGGGTCATTTAATTCTGGTGAAAATCTAGTAGGACAAGAATCTGGTGCTATTTACAGAATTAAATCACTAAATACTGATAATAATGATGGATTTGCTCAAAATCAAGTTATTCAAGAAGAAGCAAACCAAATAATAGATTTTAGTGAATCAAATCCATTTGGAACACCATAGTAGAGTTTTAAATTTCCAATATGTTTGATCACTTTTACCACGAAATTCTTAGAAAAACCATTGTAGCCTTTGGTACACTATTTAATGGAATAACCATTGAAAGAAAAAATTCTGATAATAGTGTTGACTCTATAATTCAAGTTCCATTAGCTTATGGACCAACTCAAAAGTTTTTGGCTCGTTTAGAACAAGAACCTGATTTAAATAAACCAGTTCAAATAACATTACCAAGAATGTCTTTTGAAATGGTTGGTTTAAGATATGATACTGCAAGGAAATTAGCACCAACACAATCATTTATTGCAACAATAAAAACTGATAATACCGATTTAAGGAAGGCATATATGCCAGTTCCTTATAATATGGATTTTGAATTATCAATAATGACATTGTTGAATGATGATATGTTGCAAATTGTAGAGCAAATATTACCATATTTCCAACCATCTTATAACTTAAGTATTGATTTAGTATCAAGTATTGGTGAAAAAAGAGATATCCCAATAACTTTAGATAATATTTCTATGCAAGATAATTATGAAGGTGATTATTCGACAAGAAGATCTTTAATTTATACATTAAAGTTTACAGCAAAAACTTATCTTTTTGGACCTATTTCTGGATCCGATTCTGCAAAAGATATTATCAAAAAAGTTTCTCTGGGTCTTTCTTCTGGAGAATATGGAGATACTCCAAGAAGAAATGTTGTATATACAGTTGAACCAAAAGCAACTAAAAATTATACTGGGGATGTGGCAACAAATATTGTTGAAGATATTGCAGCATCTGATACTATTATTTTGGTTGATGATAGTTCCACAATTCCAACCAATTCTTATATAACAATAAATAATGAAACATTATTTGTAAAATCCAATTCAAATAATACTTTAGTTGTTATTAGAGGATCTTATAATACAGTTTCCTCTGAACATGTTTCTGGAAGTCCTGTTAAGTTAATAACAGATGCAGATAATTTACTAGTAAATAAAAATGATAATTTTGGATTTGATGGTTCTATTGATTAAATTTAAAAATGGCAGAAAAATTTACCGATTTAGAGAGTGCTTTTGATGTAGAGACTGAAATTATTCAGACAGAAAATACATTAAAAGAAATAAAAAACATTGCAAAAGAAGTTGCAGAATTAAATAATGATGTTAGAAAAGATTATGAATATACCAGAGGTAATCTATATTCCATTATAGAAAAGGGTCAAGAAGCATTAAATAGTGCATTAGAATTAGCACAAGATGGTGGACAACCCAGAGCTTATGAGGTTGTTGGGCAATTAATAAAAAATGTCTCAGATGCTACTGATAAATTATTAGATTTGCAGAAAAAATTAAAAGATATTGAAGATAATGGTCAGGTAAAATCCCAAACCAATGTTACTAACAATGCTCTTTTTATTGGTTCTACTGCAGAATTATCTAAATTCTTAAAATCTAACAAAAAAAGTGAAAATACTTAATATTTTATAAATAATAAAAAACTCTTTTGTAAAAATGAAAAGAATATCCGAAGATCATAAAGAAATTGCAAGTGGTAAAAGAAAAGATGATGAAGGATATATGGCTCGCAATGAAATGGATGCTATCGAAAGATCTGTTAATAAGTTAAGAAAAGTAATAAAAAAGAGTGACACTCAACTTCCTGCTTGGGTTCAATCTAAAATCACTAAAGCAGCAGATTATATTGATACTGCAGCAGAATATCTTCAAAGTGATGAAGAATTAGATGAAAATTCCATTAGTTTTACCGTAGATCCCAAAAAACTTAGATCAGATGCAAGATCTGCAAAAATAAGAACTCTTGCTCAAAAAGGTTCTACTGAAGGTGAAAGACAAGCAGCAGAAAGAAAAACAAAGGGTCCAAAATTATTTGGTGAAGATATTTCTTTGGTTGAAAAAATTCTAGGTGAAGAAAAATGTGGTAAGGGAATGTATTGGTGCAATACTGATAAAGTATGCAAACCCATACCAAAAGGATTTAATGTTGATGGGCAAAAGAAAAAACCAACAGAAGTTGGAATCGGCAAACCTGTTGGAGAAGAGAAATCTTGTAACCACACCAAAAAAGGAACTTATTGCCCCATTCATGGTAAAAATGATTGTTCTTTAAAAGAAGAAAAAGATCCTAGAGGTCCAGTAAAATCATATAAATCACCTCAAGAAATTGCTAAAAAACATGGTGTATCTTTAGAGGCAATTAAAAAACAATTAGAAATGGGTCTTGAAGTGGAAAAAGAACATACTTCAAGTAAAACTGCGGCAAGAATCACTGCATTGCAACATTTGGATGAACTTCCAGATTATTATACAAAGTTAAAAAAGGTGGAAAAAAAATCCATCAAAAATGAAAGTGTAACCGTTGAAGATATGTTTGGTAATACATTTGTTGAATTTATAGATTTGATTACACCGCAAGATGTTATTGATGAGAAAAAAATTCCTGTTACTCGTCAGGCAGGAGACTTTAGATATTCTGGAAAGACTGGGGAAGAAAAAGCAACAAATAAAGCAAAACGATTAAGTCAATCACAAAACCCTGCTGATCGTAAAAGAGCAAATAAAATCAGTAAAACTATAAAAACAGTTGCTGATCGTGATACTGCACAAGCAAGTTCTGATGCAAGGCAGGAACTTTATAGAAGACAACAAAGAAGAGCAAATGATCTTGCTAAACAGTTAAATCAACAAAAAAACAAGGTAGATGAAGCAGTAAGACTACCATCCCAAAATGGTCAATTAATGATGATTATTTTTACCTGGAGAGGCAAATCATATTCATTAAAAATGTTCTTTCCACAAGTAAAAATGCCATCTAGAAAGGAAGTGGAATTCGAACTCCAAAAAGTATATCCTGGAGCAAGAGTTTTACAATCTCATGTAACAGATTTACGTCAAGATGGAGCACCAGTTTTACAAATACAAAATTCTAAATCAAAAAATTATTTACTAAATAATGGAACTATTGGTGAAGAGTTAGAAGAAGATTGGCAAAAAGTCAATCGTCAAGATAAGACTGATGGATTAAGTAAAAAAGCAGTAAAAGCATATCGCAAAGAAAATCCAGGTTCTAAACTACAAACTGCTGTAACTGAAAAAAATCCAGAAGGAAAAAGAGCAGAACGCCGTAAATCCTTTTGTAGTCGAATGAAAGGGATGAAGTCAAAATTAACTTCTTCAGATACCGCAAAAGATCCAGATAGCAATATTAATAAAGCACTAAGACGTTGGAACTGTAATTAAAAACTGGTTTTATTATGGCCGAACATTATCTTGGCAATCCTCTTCTAAAGAAAGCAAATACTGCTATTCAATTTACAGAAGAACAAATAATAGAATTTGCTCGTTGTCAAGACGATCCTATTTACTTTGCGAAAAATTATATACAAATTGTCACCTTGGACTATGGTTTGCAACCATTTAAACCATATCCATTTCAGGAGACTATGATTGAAAGATTTCATAATTACAGATTTAATGTATGTAAACTACCAAGGCAGTCTGGAAAATCTACAATTGTAGTATCGTATCTTTTACACTATGCAATTTTTAATGACAATGTAAACATAGCAATTCTTGCTAACAAGGCATCTACTGCTAAAGACCTTTTAGACCGCCTACAAACTGCATACGAGAACCTTCCCAAGTGGTTACAGCAAGGTGTAATGACTTGGAACAAAGCATCACTGGAGTTAGAAAATGGTTCAAAAATTATTGCTGCTTCTACTTCTGCCTCTGCGGTACGCGGTGGCTCTTATAATATTATATTCCTGGACGAATTTGCGTTTATTCCTAACCACATTGCTGATCAGTTTTTCAGTTCTGTTTATCCTACTATTTCATCTGGTAAAAATACAAAAGTAATTATCGTTTCTACCCCTCACGGGATGAACCATTTTTATAAAATTTGGCATGATGCTGAACGTAAAAAAAATGAATATATTCCAACAGAAGTACACTGGAGTGAAGTTCCAGGTAGAGATGAAAAATGGAAAGAGCAAACTATTGCAAATACTAGTGAACAGCAGTTTAAAGTTGAGTTTGAATGTGAATTTTTAGGATCTGTTGATACATTAATTTCTCCAAATAAGCTTAGAAATTTAGTTTACGAATCTCCAAGACTAAGAAGTGGTGGTTTAGATGTTTTTGAAGATTGTAAAGATGAACATAATTATGTAATGTCTGTTGACGTTGCTAGAGGTGTCGGTAATGATTATTCTGCATTTGTTGTAATAGACATCACACAATTTCCACATAAGGTAGTTGCAAAGTATAGAGATAACCAAATAAAACCAATGCTATTTCCAAGTATAGTACACGAAGTAGCAAAGAGTTATAATGATGCCTATGTATTGTGTGAAGTTAATGATGTTGGTGATCAGGTAGCATCAATTCTTCACTATGATTTGGAGTATCAAAATGTTTTAATGTGCTCTATGCGTGGTAGAGCTGGACAAATTGTTGGACAAGGATTTTCTGGCAAGAAGACTCAACTTGGAGTTAAAATGTCTAAAACTGTTAAAAAGGTTGGATGTCTTAACTTAAAAACAATGATAGAAGAGGATAAACTATATTTTAATGATTATGATATTATTAGTGAATTAACAACATTTATTCAAAAGTCAAATTCTTTTGAAGCAGAAGATGGATGTAATGATGATTTGGCTATGTGTTTAGTAATATACGCTTGGTTAGTTGTACAAGATTATTTTAAAGAATTGACAGACCAAGATGTAAGAAAGAAATTATACGAAGAACAAAAAAATCAAATAGAACAAGATATGGCACCATTTGGATTTATTGTAGATGGTATTAATAATCAATCATCTTTTGTCGATAATACTGGAGATAGATGGTATACGGACGAATATGGTGATATGTCTTACATGTGGGACTATATGTAAAGTAACAATTTAATAAATATTTTGTAGAGCAAAACTGAGATTACGGAGAAAAACATGGCGACTCCTCAATTATCTCCTGGTGTATTGGTCAGGGAAGTTGATTTAACTGTCGGGAGAGCTGAAAATGTATTAGATAATATTGGTGCTATAGCTGGTCCTTTTGAAATTGGACCAGTTAATGAACCAATTAGTATCACTACAGAGCAAGAGTTACTTAATACTTTTGGTAGACCATCTAGTTCTGACAATCAATACGAATATTGGTTAACTGCATCATCGTTCTTAACATACGGCGGAGTTTTAAAAGTTGTAAGAACTGACGGTGCTACACTAAGTAACGCCAATGTTGGTGTTGGTGCATCATTTGTATCTACAAAAATTAAAAACTTTGATGACTACAATTCAAACTTTATAGGTGCGGTAAATAACTTTTATTTTGCTGCAAAAAATCCAGGAAGTTGGTCAAATGGATTAAAAGTTTGTGTAGTTGATGACCAAGCAGACCAAATTGTCGGTATTGCGACTACAGTTTTATCAAACATTAATATTCAAGTAGGATATGGTGTTACCGTTGATCTTAGTGGAGAAGTTCTTCCTGGTATTGGAACAACTTCAGTATTCCAAGGATACCTGAAGGGTATTATTACTGGAACAGTAGATAATGTTAGGGGCGGTTCTGTAATCTACGTTAAGATAATTTCTAGAGTCTCTACAGGCGGAACTGAGTATCCAATTAGTTATGCAGAGAATAATACACTAAACTCTATTGTGGAGGGAAGTAAACTATCAATTGTAGATAATAATGGTGCGGTAATATCACCAAAAGATTCAATTGATGAAGTTGGAATAACAACGTTTACCTCTATTAACGGTCAACAAGATGAAGTTTATACTGGAGTAGGTGCTACATCATCTGGTTCTGGAACTCAAGCAACTTTCACAATTACTAGAAATAGCAGTGATGGCGGAGTTCTTTCTGCAGCAGTTGTAAATCCTGGTGTTGGTTATTCAACTGGAGATTCTGTAACTATTGCTGGTAGTGATGTTGGTGGATTTGATTTATCTGATGGTGTTATAAGAACTGTTGGTTTAACATCCTCAACAACAGTTGTTTCTGCAGCAAATGCTACTTATACTGGAGTTGCTGGTGTAAGCACAGTGGGTGCTGGAGTATCATTTACAATCTTTAGAAATGGTAGTGGTGGCATTGGAACAGTTTTTGTTTCTAACCAAGGAACAAATTATCAAGTAGGAACAGTAATTACTATTCCTGGAAATACAGTTGGTGGAACTGCCCCAGCAGATAACCTCACTCTATCAGTTACTGCACTTAGAGACGATAAAATTATCTTAGAAGTAAATGAAGTTGCTTCTAGTATTATTGCAGGTCTTACTGTTGATTGGTATAGTCAACAGGTATTAAAGTTAGATAATGGAGTTGTATTCTGGAACACAATTGCACCAAAACCTGGAACATCCCAATATGCTCTAGAAAGAAATGGTAGAGCGGATGAAATGCACATTGTTGTTGTAGATGATTCTGGTTCTGTTAGTGGTGTAAAAGGTAATATTTTAGAAAAGCACTTATTCTTGTCAAAATCAACGGATGCTATTTCTTCTTCCAATTCCCCAACTAAAATTTGGTATAAAAACTATCTTGCAAACTTCTCGAATTACATCTATGCAGGAACTAACCCATCAAATGCTTATGATGGATATTGGTTAACTGACCCACAAGCAAATATATTCACATACGGAAGTAATTACACTTCAGATAATTTTGAGACAGATTTTAGTACATATACTATCGGTGAAACTGTTTGGGATAGACCAGCACAAGATGCGATCTTTAGCACTATTGGACAAGTTACTTATACATTAGGTAATGGAGTTGATTATAGTGCTGGTGGTGCTTTAAGATCTAGTCTTTCATTCGTTATGGAATCATATGATTTATTTGCTAATCGTGATGAAATTGCAGTAGATTACTTACTTATGGGTCCAAGTGGCGAAACAATTTCAGAATCACAATCAAAAGCAAATAGACTAATATCTATAGCAGACTCAAGAAAAGATTGTGTTGCAGTAATTTCTCCACATAGAACTGGAGTAATTGATATATTAAATTCAAATACACAAACAAATAATATCATTGAATTCTTTGGTCCATTATCTTCTTCATCGTATGCAATTTTTGATAGTGGATACAAATATACATATGATAGATTTAATAATGCCTTCAGATACATCCCATGTAATGGTGATATCGCTGGATTAATGTGCAGAACAAACATAGTTGCATATCCTTGGTTCTCTCCTGCTGGTCAGCAAAGAGGTGTTATTAAAAATGCAATTAAACTTGCATACAATCCAAACAAATCACAAAGAGACGCCCTGTATTCAGCAAGAATTAATCCAATTATCAATCAACCTGGAATTGGTGTTATTCTATTTGGTGATAAAACTGCACTATCTTATGCATCAGCATTTGATAGAATTAACGTTCGTAGATTATTCTTAACTGTTGAACAAGCACTGGAAAGAGCTGCTCAAGCACAACTCTTCGAATTCAACGATCAAATTACAAGGGCAAACTTTGTAAACATTGTTGAACCATATTTACGTGATATTCAGGCAAAGAGGGGTGTTTATGACTTCTTAGTAATTTGTGATGAAACTAATAACACACCAGATATTATTGATAATAATGAATTTAGAGCTGACATCTTCCTGAAACCAGCTAAATCTATCAACTACATTACATTGACCTTTGTTGCTACTCGAACAGGGGTAAGTTTTGAAGAAGTGGCTGGTAGAGTTTGATCTATATTATTAATTAACGAAGGAGGATCCTACAATGTCAAATAGAAACATCAGAACAATCACTGATTTTAAATCAAAACTACAAGGTGGAGCAGCCAGACCAAATTTATTTGAAGTATCTATCCCATCTTTTCCATCTTCAGTAACTGGGTGGGACGATGAAACATTCCAGTTTATGTGTAAAGCGGCTGCTTTACCAGCTTCTAACGTAGCACCAATTGATGTTCCATTTAGAGGTCGTATTTTAAAAGTTGCTGGGGACAGAACATTTGATACCTGGACTGTTACTATCATCAATGATGAAGACTTTAAATTAAGAACTGCATTTGAGCAGTGGATGAATCAAATTAGTAAATTAGATAATGCTACTGGTGCCACAAGTCCAACATCATACATGGTAAACGCATTTGTTTATCAATTAGGTAGAGGTGCATCAAGATTTTCAACAGGAAATACTGATAATTTAACCAATACCGCATTGAGAACTTATAAGTTCTACGATATTTTCCCAACTAATGTATCTCAAATTGATCTTTCATATGATACCTCAGATACAGTTGAAGAGTATACAGTAGAATTCCAAGTTCAGTGGTGGCAAACTGAGGGTAGTGACCAAACTGGTACTGAAATTAGATAATAAATAGTAGAGATTTAGAAGGTTATTTTTAGTAATGGCAA